TTAGCTGTATCAACAACAAGATAAGCATCTGATCCTTGTTTGATTGTAAATGCAGTTGCTGAGTTATCTGTTACTGCTACATTAATATCGGTATCATCAGCAGAAATAGAGTCAAGGGCAATATCACCTACGTTAGTTATATTACCATCACCTACGCTAAGTGCAGTAGCACTGAGGGTTCCAGCTAATGCAGTGTTAGCTCCAGTAAATGTAGCAGCAGTAGTAGAACCAGATTTAATTATTAAGTTACCACTGTTGTTTGTTAATGCACCATATTGTGTGCCATCATCTTTTAGTAGTACATCAGCACCATCTGCATCTAATATAATATCTCCAGCAGCATCCACTGTCATATCACCAGAAGATAGTGCTATAGTTGTACCGTCTATGTTAAAGTTATCTATATCAATACCAGCATCAGCGGTGATCTTACCAGTAGAGGTAAGTGTTCCACCTACGGTTGTATTACCACTAACATCTACCGCACCATTTATATCTACAGTTGTTGCATTTATTTCTATCTCAGTATCTGATACTAAGTCTAATACGCCATCAGCAGATTGATGTATATAAGTGCCACTATCTCCAAACTGTAGCTGACTAGTGCTATTTAACAATACACCTGTATCTGCTACGTGAGTTAGTGTAACATCCTGATCATCGCCTAAATTAATTACTGCACCATCAGCAAGGAACAGATCACTAAACTCTAAGGATGATGTACCTAATGATGCCCCGTCAGAAGCGTCAGGAACAAATGCAGTTGTAGCAGTTATTGTAGTTCCTTGCACTGTGCTTGATCCAGTTAAAGCACCAGTAACACCTAATGTACCAGCCACGGTAGCATTCTCCATTCTAGTTGTACCTGCTGAATGTATATCTTTAAACTTTAATGACGTAGTGCCTAAATCTATGTCATTATTAGTTATTGGAACCATAGCACCATCTTGTATACGCATTTGTTGCGTAGCAGTGGAACTTACCTCTGTGTAAAATTCAATGTGATTATTTGATGTATCTATCAGTACAGCATTCTTTTGATCTGAGTCTGCTATACGATCTATAGGTGGCCCTTCTGCTGCTGTACCATCGTGTGCGTGACCCGTAGAATTGTTGAAGGCTGCTAGTAATTGGTTTAGTTCTGCATTGAGTGGAGCTGCTGATATAACTTCACCACTAACTATCTGAGCTGCTGATTGTCTAGTATATCCTGCCATTATCTGTATCCTGCATCCTGATATGTTATGGAAAACCCACTAATGCTGTAGGGTGCTTGGGTTCCTGTTGATGTTATGACCAGAGAAATTGCCCTACCTGATCCTTGAATATTCGTTTCTAGTACGGGGCTAGTTGACCCGTCATATCTAAATGTAGCGTCGAATGTGCTACCTGTGGTTGTATACCTAGCCAACGAACCTGCTGTCGTTATGGAATAGGTGCTTGGGTCGGGTGTATTAGGGTCATCCCAATCATACGCTATACCCAAGTTAATTGTAGACTCCCCCTCTGGTCTAGTGAATAACGTGATATGTTGAAATATCTTGCGTCTTTCGGTAGAGTCGAAATATAGAAATGGCGATGCGTAAACAGCAGTAACATCAGCAGTATTGAATGTACTGCCACTCTCCTGCTTAAATATTTCACCATTGCCATCCCCGTGTAATACTGTTTCTACTTTATTTATTAGACCACTAGTTGCTACAAACGCACGTATACCTAGTAGTTCACCAAACTCCCAACCAACTCTTCTGTCTGCAAAACGTAATCCTCCTATTATACCTGCCGTATCTGACGTTGCCGTACTAGTAGAAGGAAAGAAATATCTAAACTGAGATTTATTTCTTATAACTACTGAGGTCATATCATCTAAGTCATGGGTATTAGGCAGACCTTGCAATAACTGTTGTATGGGTTTAGAAATAGTTTGTAGTTCTACGTCACCAATTCTCGCTGTACCTTGAATGGGCCGAATACCGTCTGACGCTAGGAATAAAATGTCACCGCCTAATTCTATTATGCTATCTGTAGCTATACAACCTACGTTACTAGCTACGTCTTGAATAGCGAATGTAGTGGTTGCATCTGCAACTATTTTTTTAATTTCTCTTTCCCCGAACACGAAAAGCGAGTCTCTAAATGGGGCAATACCTACAACGCTAAATCCCATGTCTAATACGTTTGCAGATCCAGCAAAATCATCATCATCACCAGACGTTGTAAATAGTACAAAACTAGGGCCACCTGCACCTGCACCTGCTGGAAAACCTGCGTAGAAAACTCTACCAGAAAACAACGCAGATACCTTTGCACCTTCGGGGTCTTTGGGGTCTGTATTCGCAGTGTGTGTACTAAACGTAGATCCTGTTATTTTACAGGGTAGATTTACGCCATCTGTTAAAACTACACTCACACTACTTTCTAGATCATTAAATGAGTGTCGTACTTTAGATACACCTATTGATGACCTGAATGAATGCACTCTTGTCCAACCACCTGTAGTATATTTAAATATCGTATAATACTGACTGTATTTTGCAGTTACAGAGCTACCCCCACCTGTTGCGCTACTGGTTGCAGCTGAAGTAAAAGTAAGAGTATATTGATTTGCATTCGGTACTGTTGCAACTGTCATTTCTACATCGTTGGGTGCTATACCTCCAACTGATGATATACCAGATAAAGTTACAAAGTTACCTACAGATAAACCGTGTGCAGTGTGAGCAACAGTTATTATTGCGCTTCCATCTGTAGTGGTTATGGGGTTTGATCCTAAAGTAAATGTTTTTGCTTCGGATACGTCAAAGTATTTAAATGTTACTGAGCTACCACCGCCACTACCTGAACCACTGGCGTTAGATGTAAATGCAACTGTATAACTATTAGCATCAACAACAGAAGCAACCGTCATCTCTACATCGTTTGGCGTTATGCCATTTACAGCAGCTGAACCTGAAAATATAACTCTGTCGCTAACTGCTAGACCGTGACCAGTGTGAGATACAGTAATTGTTGAACTACCACTACTAGTTGTAAATGGGTTAGCCCCTAAAGATCCTGTAAAATCCCCATCATTTCTTCGTATAGCGTAAGGTGTATCTTCTAATATGAACAAGCCTATGACAGGCCCTACTCCTGGGATTGTTCCATAGCTAGAATCAAAAGATGTGTACCCGTTAATTCTTCTGTATCCACCAAACTGAGATATCTCCATGTTCAACATACGTAATGCAGAGCCAGGGAAAGTAGTAGCTAATGTAAGTGCGTCCTCGTTAGTATATAGGCCACCTCTACTACTTACGGTTACATCTCGTAGCGCATCCACCATTACGCATTACCATGTGGAACATTCAGTAGACGGTTGACGCGAGTATCTCTTACATCTACAAATCTATTTATAAGAAGAGTACGCATTCTTTCTATACCCTCATCAAACTTTGCCTTTGCTATTCCTGCCTGTTGAGAATTGTCTCTAAATATAAAACAGTGATATAGCGCACCGTCTAATACAACGTGTTTAAATGCATCTGGCACAGTCATCGTGTCGGTAGATGCAGATAAATCTGATGCATATGCAAAGTAATCGTAGCTTACACTATAAGCTGCGTCAGGTATAGGGGTAAATCCTGCTTTCGTATCTAGTGTTCTGTACACATAGATGGGTTGATCTCTATCACCAGTACCTGCCTCTGAATCTCTTTCAAAGTATCGTCTATTATACGAGTCATAGTTTAGTAGCTTCAATACCCTAGCGGAATAGTTATTACTAGAGTCATAGTTTATCCTGAAGCTATCCCAATCTGCCACTTTCAAATCAGTTGCCAAAGAGTATTGGGATGTACCTGCTACGAGTGTAAGAGTGCCTGTAGTGTGATTGAATGGAAACTCAAATTCTTTTTGTGATATCTCTTGCAAAGACGCATTGACTGCATCTTTTACTAATGCCCTAAAACCAGTGGCGGTTGGAAAGTCTGTGGAAGTAAGCTCCACTTCATTCAACCGCCTCAACGTATCATTAACTAATGTAATAAAAGTTGTAGCCATATTATGTCCAAAATTAAGATAAAGGGGTAGCCCAAACTAATGAACTACCCCCAAATCAATTAAGCTAGAGCATCCCTAGCGGCAGCCGTAGGTTCTGCACCTTGCTCATTGCAATCAATGAGAGTAGCATAAACCCTAATTCTGCCAGTAGAAGGTGCTGCACCAGCAAGTTTTACATCAATCGTATCAGTTGTTGTAACAAACTGTGTATACGTTGAAGCGGCTGAACCAACAACAGTGTTAGTTTGTCCGTTTGTACCTGCTGCACAGAAACCTGTCGAGGTTACGTCTGCACCATCAACGATATCATCACCTGCTGCAAAGTCAATATCAGCAGTTACAGAAGAGTTGAATGCTTTCATAACTTCTGCACCAGCGTTAAGTACGAGTACTCCTGCTGGTATTTCTAGAAGTTGAAAGATATCTCCATCTGCACCTGAGTATCCTTTTGCAACCATGTCATCAATGTCGAGAGTAGCCTCAACATTGTACATTACGTGACTGTCAAATTTTGACGGTAAGATCGCACTGCTGTCAGCACCTACACCAACGGTATCGGCATCGGTCATATCATATGTAGCCATGATCTATCCTCCCTTAACCTGCGATGTTGTATTTGGCGCGAACAAGAGCTTCAGGCCGAAGGATCTTGCGTCCGTACAAATGCATACCGCGAACAATGTCAGCAAAGCTGTCGTTATCACGATATGTTTCTACTTTTTCTACTTGCGAAGCAGTAGCTACAGCAGAGTCGTGTCCTGCAACAATAACACCAAAGTTAGA